TGCCTTCCGGCTTGTGATCTCTCATGTACCGAGCCTGCCACTCTTCCATGAAAGCATTGAACTGTGCGACCTTGTTGTTGTACCTTGCGTACTCACCATTGGCGAAGTCTGCTCTCGCCCCGATATAAAGTGCGTAGATATCCGGCTCTTCAATCAGGAGCTCGTCTGTCGTTACCGTATGGGGATAGGTCTCGACTTCACCGAACAGTTTTAAAAAGTCGGCAATCTCTTTCTCTAACTGATTCACCCACATCAGCTTGACATCACTCTCGTACTGACACGGGTACATCTTCTCGGTATATTCAAATACATCGTTAATTGTCATTTCTTCTTCCCGCCATTCCGTGCTCGCTTCACAGCTTCAACTGCATCGGCTTTTGAATTTGCAATGGACTCTGCAATAAACCAAGGCACTTCTACATCTTCGCCTGTGTTGATCTGCCAACGTCTTCCGTTGATACCAACTACGATAAACTCAGCGTTATCCCATTCAGCAGGGAGAAGATGGATCAGTACAGTTTTCTCTTCTTTCTTCTCAGCCATTATTGTCTCCTTTCAGGACTTGCAACATGGCAAATCCGAGTGTTCTCCTATTCGATAGGGAAATTATTATTGGAAATGAACTCCGCTTAAATCGGGGATTTGGGGGCTTATGCCCCCGTCCCCTATTAATGGAGGTATTAGTTAGCAGATGCCTGTGGAGCAGATTTGCTAACAGATTCAATGGATACCATGTAATCGTTGTTTAAGATCTTCGCAGCTTTCATAGCTTTCCAACCCATAGAAGCTCTCTGATTCAGCGGGTCTTCGCCATAGCCAAGCGGCTTAACGATGTACTCAAGACCTGCACCTGCAAGGTCAGTAACTGCATAAGCTTCCTCTGCAACGATAAGAGTCTGAAATACTGCAAGGTTTGTCGGAGTTGTGGAGTCGTTCCAAATCTTAGCTTCTGTAGAAGTAACGAATCTTACGCCGCCGAGCTTACCGATCTCTCCGTTGTAGATTGCATCCGGAGCTGCGTATTTATGAACGTCCATCCAAACGTGAGAACCGCTTGCGGAAATTGCTGTCATCAGATCATTTACGATCCAAGGATGGATAATGCAGACATAGTCTCCACCGATTGTCGGAGCGTTTGCAGAACGAAGTGTAGCAGCAGCCATAAAGATGTCATCAACAGAGATGTTGGATGAAGCTGTCATTACACTTCTTGATGCAGCACCGCCGGAGAAGATTTTGTTTGTAGCACCTGCAAGCTCATCTCTTGTTACAGCATTCAGCGTGAGACCTGCCTGAGATCCCTGAAGTTTGGAAGTCTCGTTGATGATCGGGTCGATTGATTCAAGCTGAAGTCTGTCAGATGTACGAATGAAGTCACCATACTGATTCAGTGTAATGGTGAGCGGTTCTACGTTCAGAGTAGAGCCATCCGGAGTTACTGCTTCAGTAAGCGGAGTCATCTTTTTCGCAAGGGAAGTGAACTTACGGATTTCCATTGTGTGACCGCTTCCCTGCGGGATGGTGTACTTCTTACCAAACTGATCGTGGATCAGGTTCGGCTCAGCATTTCTTAAAAGCTGTTTCTCATAGTACTGTTTAATTTCAGGTAACAGGCTATTACCGGAGCTGTTAGTGGTTGTTTTCTGCACATCGGCAGGATCAAATAATCTAAGTTTAAACATAATTCACCTCATCATTAGCGGAAGGTGATACGTTCTCCTCTACGGACTCGTTCGTCAATATCATCCATTTCCGCTTTCGTTAATTTAGAAATATCTTTTTTCGTGTTTACTGCGGGTTTAGATGAAACACCATTTTCAAGAGGTCTCTTAGCATTTGCCTGAATGGAGGATGCGACTGCTTCTTTGCCACGCTCGAAGGCTACCTGTACGCCGCCTTGGATGATGTCGTCTGCATGGAGAGCCATATATGCACTCCGAACAGGTACACCACTAATTAAAAGCTGTGCGAATGTCGGGTCTTCAAACTCCGTTGTTAAGTCAAAGTTCGGGAAGGTCTTCTGAAGTTCCGCTTCTTCATTCCTCCAACGTGTCACATTCTCTTGTCGTTCACGCTCTTCCGCTTCTGCCTTTGCACGTTCGAACTCACGTTTCTCCCGATACTCCCTTTCGATCTGAAGTCTCGTAGCTTCCTTACTCATGTTCCGCTTGATGGATTCCTGCTCGATGTAGAGGTCATCTCCTAAGAGACGTTCCTGTAACTGTTCGATGTCATCCGTGCCATAGCGGTCTGCAAGGATTCTGTGGAGCTCACCGTAAGCATTGATACGCTGATTGGCTTCCGCTTCTCTTGCTTTGAAATTCTTTACACGCTCTTTAACCGCATTACTCATGTCGGTTTTGGTATAAAGTTTTTCCTCTTCAGGTTGCGAACCTGTATCTTCCGTAGAAGTTTCGCTTGTCGATGTTTCAGTTGAAGCTTCTGCAGCTTCGCCTGCGGGTGCTGAATCCGCTCCATCAGCAAATAAGTTAAGTAAAAACATAAATCTCCTTTCGTCTTTCCGAAGTGTCATATGTTTCATGTGAAACATATAGGTACAAAATAATTTAAAAATATATAGGCTCGTCAGCCTTTATAAACAAATGAATCGGGAAACTCTCGCCTCATAGATGAAACGCCAATGTCGAAGAACTCTTCGAAGCGGGATGTGCCGGAGTAAGTAATCAGGTTGTTCTCCCCGTCTCCCCAATACATCTCCTCTTCACCGTCTTCGTATCTGTAACTCACTTCTCTCCTTTCAAAATCATATTTCAAGTCAGGCTTGTCCTGCTTGAGACACTCTATAAAAGTGCAAACGAGGGTCGAGAATCCGTTGCATACATCTGTGTTTTCTGCGTGACCTTTCATCCGATAGGTCGTTTTATCCGTTACAGTCTTTTCAATATCGATCATCTGTGGTTATTTTCTACCGAGGTCGTGTCAAGTGCCTGTGCTCTTGCAGCTTCCGTCCGGTCACGTTTAGCGAAGCGGTATGCTCTGCCTAATTGGTTGACACTCTCTTCCATATCAGCGACCTGATTCGGTCTTCTCTGATCCATGACTTCATTGCCTGCTGCCTGAACAGAACCACGAAGGTCTGTTCCTTGGAGCTGCTGAATGATCTGAGCCATCTGCTGCATCTGCTGCTGCATCTGCTGAACCTGCTGCATTAACTGAAGGTTCTCACCGACTTTCGCTTTTACTTTGTCGATGCCTTCAAACTGCATCATGTTCAGTGCGATGATGGCTTGATCCGCAAGCTGAGGATTAAAGAATCCAATTTGGAATAAGGTCTTCGCTTCCTCATTCATGGATGCCTGTGAGAATGGATTGGACTTCTGACTTCTGATATCAATATCAAAGATCGGAAGTCTTTCTGTTTCCTGTCCGAATTCAACTTCCCGCTGTGGCTGAAGTCCTGTGTTGTCCACAGAGATATACTCATTCTCCCCATCCTCGTTCGTGATTCTGAACTTACGAGGAGCATCGTAGAACTGACGGATTAATTCCACGATCAGATAATTGATACGGTTGTTTGCCCAATAAGATGAACGAATCATGTCACGGGACAGCTTCGATCCTGACTCTTGGAGGGCTGCTATTGCGGAAGCTGCGGTTACGCCATTGGCAACACCGCCCTGTTGGAAATCACGGTTACCCGCTGTCTCCTTCATCTCTTGGATTTTGTTATTCATAACCGTTACATAAATATCATCTAACGGTCTCGTTGTAATCTCACGAATCTTGGTATCGTCTACCGAACCTGCGACTCCAATGATCTCGTTCTTGGAATCGGAGAAGTCATCGACGTTTACATTACAGGAATTACTTACGAAGAATCTTCTTCTTGCTCCTGCAATGGTATTCTTTAAGATGACCTGCTGCATTTGGTCGATATACATCTGTGAGTCTTTGGTCGTATCGATATAACCAAAGCCAACGATTGTTCCCTCTTCAGGGAATAAGTTGTCAAAGACGAATGGATACATATTATGTGCGTAGTAAGGCGTATCCTTATCATCGTTCTCGGAGGAGTAAATGATCTTATCCCCGATGAACTTGCAGTAATGTAAAACGTAAGTTCCGTCTTTGTTTAACTTTTTATAGTACCAATCCACGACCACACACTTCGACGCAGTATCCACAGTCTCATCTGTGAAGTACCTTGCCACTTCACTTGCGGAAGTCGGATTGATCTTTCCGTATAACATCTCGGCAACGTCATTATCCAAAAGCTCTACGGTAAAGACGTTACGGGAATCTTGGATGTCTGTGATCCCCGGCTGCCAATAAATATTTAGTAAGTCTACCCGTGAGACAGCTATATCACCTAAGCCATTCTGTAAGGTTCTGTCCCAAAAGACACCATAGACTGCTGTACCGTTCTTCAGCTTGTACCACCAATTCTCTGCATAAGCAGCGGCGAATTCATTCCGCTCTAAGATCACAGGTACAATCTGACTTAACTGTCTTGCGGTTGCTTCATCCGACTCTTCACGAGGAAGGAACACAGGCTCAGGGTAGTTATCCATCGCATCTGCGTGTTTGTTCATTAAGACGTTTAATAACCAACCACTGACAGGAAGCGGGTCTTCTTCATTCCCCCGTTTCCTGATCTCCTTCCAATGACGCATCTTGTACCATTCCTCGTTCTCGATCACTCGATTACGGATCAGGCTTAAGCCATCACGGTATTTCTTTAATGTTAAGGTTGCTTCCGCAATATCTTCTTTCCGGATCAAAAGTATAAAACCTCTCTTAAATTCAACGGGTCGTCATCCTTCGGCATCTCCGTTACAGGCTTTGGTTTCGCCACATACGGATTGCACATCAGGACATAACGTAACTCGTCATAGATGTGATCTTCCTGTGAGGTATCAACATCCTCTACTTTCGTTTCGTCATATATCAGTTCGGGTATCGTTCGTATAAACTCACGACAAGTATTAAAGCAGTAGAACATAGGATACCCGTCTTCATCAAATACTAAGCGGTTGTGGAACTGCATCTTACCTGCGATACGTTGATTGTCAGCAGGGATAAAGTACACTCCTTGTCTTGCCATAACATCTGAGATCGCTTCTCCGTTGTCGGATTTAAAGATCGCCGGATCAGCTACGCCAATGATGTTAAAGTCTTTTAATAGATCATCCTGTGCTTCTACCGCTTTTATCTCTCGGGCGACCTCTATCGGGGATAACTGAATCCCCGTGTTCGGTTCGTCCCTTGAACATCCGTACCATTCCTTGATTCGGTAACACACGCCTTTCTCTGAAAACGCATACCACCCAATGCTGAATGGTTTTGAGTATCCCCAATCCATCGAACGATATACTGTCCAATAACGGGGGATATCAAATGGATAGATCACATGAGTAAACTTCCTTGACTCGTTCGGCTCGTTTACAAATTCTTTGAAGACCTGCCCCGTGAAGACATCCCACGAACCATACAGCCAAGCTTGTCTTAAGTCATAAGGCAATGCCTCAAGCTTTGTTTTATATTCAGGCTGCATCGCCATTAAGACTTTGTTGTCTTCCAAGAGACTTTGGATAAACAAGTACTTCTTCGGGTCTTCACCCTTCTTATAGTTCTTTGTTATGAAAAGTCTCTTTACCCAAGCGTGTCCCACGCCGCCGGGGTTACAGGTTAAGTACGTCCTCTTAGGGAACGTATTCGCACCTCGGACAGAACTGTCAACCTTGTCGAACATCTTCTCTGTTAACTGTGTCGCTTCATCAATGAACAGGATGTCGTACTCCTGACCTTGGTACTGATCAGCGTCACTCTCATTTAACAAGTAACCGAAGATGATCTTCGAGCCATTGATGAATGTCAGTTCCTTGTTCTGACGGTTGTAAGTCGCAAAGCCTTTTGTCATCGATTCCAAAATGGTGATGTGGTTTTGGTACAACTCAGGGTAGGTTCTACGGATAAATAAAATCCTGATCCCTTTGTAGTTCATCGCAAGTAAAATAGCTTTCGCTCTTACTACCCACGACTTGCCTCCTCCTCTCGCTCCACCAAATGCGGTATATCGATACTCACTCTCAAGGAATAACTTCTGCTTCTTATTCGGTTTGAAGTCTAAGAAACTTACTTCCAATTACTTCGCCCACTTTTCTATATCTCCACCAAATGAGATCTCGTGCTTCGACTCTACCTCTGAAGTCTCCCTCCATCCCATTTGCTTTAAGCAGAATGTGGCAAAGGTTCGGTCTAACGTCTTGTTCAAACCGCCCCTCTGTAGTAAGTTCTCCCTCATCATCTCTAACCGATCAAGCTGACGCCCTACTGTACGGGGGTACTTCTCTCCCATATCAAGCAGTTCCTTTTTACTGATCCCTGCTTCCAAGCAGAAGTCACCAATAAATGGTAATGCGAGTTCTGAGTCATGGAACTTTAAATATTCATCTAATTTCCGCTCAAGTTGTTTTCCTGTCATATGTGGGTTATACCATGAGGTTTCCTTATTTCTTATGTTTTGGGTTCATTAGTAAACATATGTTCACATAATTTTCTTGGGATTATTTTTTCGAGGGGGTGTTTTGGTCTGAATATCTCAAGTAATATACTCCTTCCCCTTCCACTGCCGGAGTCCCGACCATTTCCTTTTTTCCGATTGGATACAAAGTACACAGTGAGTACAATGCAACGATGGGGGTAGGGGGTATGAGGAGAAGGAAAAGAAAAAGAAGAAAGAAAGAGTGCCCCCCTCTCCCCCTCTCCCCTTGTAATAGTTCCATTATGGAACAGTCTCAGGTTCACCATTTCCACAGAATATCAGCAACAAAAATATGCATAGTATTCATTGAGTATGACCGGAAGAAAAGACCACAGGAAAAGACCACCGGAGGAGACCACCACCACAGGATGACAGGATATATATATCTCTCTATAGGGATAAG